AAAAGATTGTGTATTTCCACCAGCTAAACCTAATAATAAATTAGGATTTTGTGCCAATGGATTTAAAGTACAGAAATTGTTTGTAGGTGTATCAGTTCCTTGAGAATATGTACCCAAACCATTAGCTGTAAAATCATTTCCATTACCAGATGTATCATCTCCTAAATGTCCAGAGTCTTGAAATTCAAGTTTAAATCCATTAGTTCCATATGTTCCTTCATATTCTTTAGGTATCCAAACTCCGTTATCATTTGTTTCGCCAAAACTTGATGGCGTTAATTGAGAACCATCAATAAAATGTACCTCAGACAAATAAGCATCTAAAGGATTTGCACTAACAACACTAAATCTACCTATGGTATGTAGTACATTGTTATTTACTGCTGTATCATAATTTTGTGATGGGTATGTTTCACTTGAAAATGAAGTTACTTGTTCACCATTGACATATAATTTTATTCTATTTGAATTAGTCCCTTGTGTTGTATCTACTGCTAATACTAGATGATACCATGCACTAGGATCTCTAAAGAGGGCATTAGTAACTAAATAATAATCTGCTGAAGCTCCACTAACTGCACCATACAATGTTATGCCATCACTACTATTCCAAGAAAATTGCGAAGATAACTGACCACTTGCATTACTACCAGAAATAAAGATATCTTGAAATGCTCCTAACTTACTTCTTTTAAACCAACCACTCCAAGTCCAAGTTCTTCTATTACTAGCACTACTTGGTGTTTTGTTTAAATAAGCACTATCATCATCATTAAATCGTAATGAATTATCTATTTCATATCCAGCTACAGCAGAATTAGAACCTAATACAGGAAAAGGCATTATTTAACTGGGAACTCGCCTAGTGGTCTTGTATAAACTGGATTTGCTTCTGTGCCTGTGTTTGTGTATTCAAACAATGCTTTGAGTTCATCTACGTTTGTTGCACCATCTATTTGAGTTTGCATAGAATTACATTTTGTTCTGACGCTTGCTCTCCAAGTTTTCCAACCACTATCCATTGTTGTTGATGTTTCTTTTGCTTTAATTACTCGCCAATCACTAGGCTGTAAAATGCCAGCACATTGATTGTTTATCATTTCTTTTTTAATTGTTTTTAAACCTTTAGTTACAACTTGATTACCTTCACTATCCAACATTGGAGTGTCATCATCATTTACTTCATTTCTATCTTCTATTTCTTTAGCTGTAGCAGTACCATAAGTACCTACAACTTCATCACCATCAACAGCATAAGTTATATTTGTGTTAATGTACCATGCTTCATCTTTTTTATTTGTTGTATCTATTCTGACAGGATAAATGCCTATTGCTTGTAGTTCTTCATTAGACCATTGAAAGATTTGTTTAGGGTATTGTGTATCGCCAATAGATAAACCTTTATTTCCTTTAAAGAATTTTGTTACTGATCCACTTTCTACTAATGCAAACATTTTAATCCTATGTAGCCGACATATTTAATGATCTGCCGACCTCTTGCCAGACAGTTCCGTTATAACGAAAAACAAATTGATCTGATTTACCACTTGTTGATGTAGCCGTTGGTGCGGTACTTGCCGCAAACTCAAAGACAGTATTCCAAGCAATCGTATGTGATCCACCATATTGAATATTTAAAGATATAAATGCACCTGTTTGAGCATTACTTGGAGCAGAGAAAGTTGTATTTTCTGTTGTTGTATGTTTTGCATTTGGTGCGGCTTGACTATCCCAAGCGACTGCGTTTGATGAAGATGTTATTGCTACTTCTGGATAATAAGCAAGATCATTAAAAACAATTTTACCTGTTCCGTTAGGTGTAAAAGTAATATTACCATTAGATGTTGAAACAAAAGCATTTCCATTAACATCTAAATCTCCACCAAGTTGTGGGCTTGTATCGTTTACAATATCAAATGTAACTGAGCTATCTGTCCAATCTACAGTATTTGCAGTAGTATTAATTGTGCCTAATTGAATATGATCTGAACCATCATAAAACTTTAATACATAAGCTGTAGCACCCCCAGATGTATCAACCCATATAGATCCAGCCGCTAAACTTGCTGGTGCTGAACTTCCTATATGACTTGTATTTAAAGCACCTAAAATATTGTTTAATTCTGTACGGAAGGCACTGAAACCTTGATTCGCTAAACTTACATCTGAAACTTGACTCATAATTGTTATTTACCTTTTTAACTTGCTGATTGCAACCCATAACCTTGAGCCACATAATCAAATGTCCTTGATATACCACTAGAACCAGAATCTGTAAATGCTATTGAGAAACCAGTTTTGCTTTTTGAGGATATAGTATAAAAATCTCCACTAGCCATATTTTCTGCTGATATACCTATTGCTGGAGTTGCATAAAATGGTTTTCCAAAAGTTATCACATATGTACCAGTTCCAGAAACAACATCATTTTCTGACTCAATTCTTTTTTCCATACTAACTGAAATAGATATTCCAGATACAAATGCTCTGGTTTTATTATTCGCATTAGCTAATCGTAATCTAAATTTAAAATATCTTCCTTTAAAAGTTGTTGTTGTATTCATATTAAAAAATTCTGTTGCATTATTTAAGCTAGTATTTGAAGTTGCTATTTGTAAGTTTACAGTTGCATTTGTAGGATCATTACCATCAAAAGGTGCTGGAGCGTCATCAAATAAACTTGCTCCTCTACCATCATCAAATAAATCATATGGATCTTCAATTTGATCTATGGTTATATTTTTAGTAAATGACACATCATAAATAGCGTCTAAAGTTAATGTTTGATCTAGTGTATAAAAACCTTCGTTATCAATATTTGCATTAAAAAAATTTGGATTTGATGTAGAGTCAGTTCCACCTAAATCAAAATTACCACTAGGACTATCAAAGTTACCAATGGTATCATCAAAGTTTGTTATGGTATCAAGTACGATAGAGTTTGTTCCAGAACTATCAGTTAAAGCAACATCATCATCATATGTTCCTAATGTTAAATCTTCATTTAAAGTATTAATATTATTAAATGCTGGAAGTGAGGAAATATTAGAATAAATAATTGTTTCGTTGTTTGATTCGTTTCCTAACTTATCTACAGCTTTTATTAAAAATGAACCTGTTCTAGCGTTAGTTGTTATTGTTGTTCCAGATGTTCTAGGAACTTGTAACCAGTTTACAGATTTATTCCATTGTGCAGAAGCTGTTACATTCTGATAACGAATTTCATAATAAGAAATATCAAGATCAGTTACAGCGTCCCAGTTTAATTGCATTTGATTTGAGCCTTGCATATTAACAGAAAAGTTTTGAACATCTTGCGGTGGCTCTGTAGCACCAACAATTTTTCTACTTGCACTTGTATATGTTGAACTTGCACCAAGACTATTAATTGCTTTAACTCTTACATCATAAGTAGAATCATCAATAACGTTAAGCATTTCATAATTTAATTGAGTTCCTTTTGATAAAACAAAGAAATCTGAATCTGTGCTTAACTTAACTTCTACTTGATAATATTGAACAAATTGATCTGTACTTGCTCCGACTAATATATCTAATCGTGTTATTGCTGTTCCTTCATTATAAACAACTAATGTATCTGATAAAGTTAAACTAGCTGGTGGTAAAACACTAAAAGGATTAGGCAACGTTGTATCTGGAATTGTGGCAACTTCTTGCTGTGTTCCAAATGTATAATAACTATCTTGATGTTCAGTAAGCTGTAAGGAAACCGAACTATCTGGATTAATAGTAGTTGATAAAACTCTAAAAGGTTTAGCAGAAAAACTTGGAGTAGCGTGAGTGATGTTTACAATATCGCCTACGACTAAATCCATAGCGGTTGCGTCTGCTGTGAGTGTGACATCTAAACTTGATCTAGACCTACGCAAAATAATCTCTGCCATTTCTTGAGCTTGATATGGATTAGTTATTGTTGGCATATCAAATCTACCTTCTAATAAAATACCACCATCGTCTGTTTTCATAGTTGCGTGTTGATCAGCACTTACTAATCCTGTTTCATCTATTGGTGGAAACTGTGCTTCATCTACTTGATAATTTTTATTTGGATTTATAAAGGTAACAATAACTCTATTAAATCTTTCGTTTTTATTTTTAGAAGAAACACCTATGCCACCGATTATATTGTCCTCTGTTAAAGTAATAGAAGCACTACCAGAACTTTCTACTGTGATTTTATATTCTCCAGCAGAATAATTTAAAAATGCTCTTGAACCTGTTAGAAATTTTTTAACGTTATCTATAACCTTTTGTGAAGTATCTATAACAGTATGGCTATCAATTAAATCAATCGCACTTGCACCAGTATAAGGTGTTATATCAGCGTCACAAACATCACCAGCAGTTTGCCAATCAGCATAATTAGAATCAAAATAACTATTTGCAATTCCCATTCCATATCTATCGTTGCGTAAATAATCTAATAATTGATAAACTGGATTATCAGAATATTCCCAAGTAGAACTATCATCTTCTCTGTGAGAACCTGTGCCACCTGTTTTTGTTCCATCTAAATTAGGATTATAAATCTTTTTACCTTTAACTACGACATTAATTGTTGGAATAGAACCAAATGCGTCAGAGTTCCATGTAAAACGAAATGCTAAATAAGAAATACCTCTAAGTCTGTGATTGCTTGTCCATGATGATAATGTACTTAATAAACTTGAAGCTGTTTGTGAGTCAGAACCAAAATGTGGTTCTACTGTAATTAGACTTGCACTATCTTTATAATAATTTGAGTCACTAGCGTTTACTGTGACTTGCGTATTGTCTGCTAAATCTCCAGACCATGTCACAAGATTATCATTTACATAAATTTCTGTAATATCATCTATCTCGCCTTCGCCTAAAGCAAAAGCCATATATAAATATTGGTTATCTGTTCCAGATGTTTCAAGAAATGATATTATACCTCCAACTTTTCTTGTTCCATAAATTACTGGTATTTGACCATTAGCAGATGTTTTATTGACTAGAACCCCTTTGGCAATATTCTCTGGCGTTGTATCAAAATTAAATTCTGGGTCATCTGGTTTTCTTAACCAAGTCAGAGCAGTTGAAACAATACTTATTACTGAAAGAATAGGACTTAGAAAAGGAACAAATTTAGAAATTATTTTTCCAGCCGCAGTTCCAAATGCTTTATCTTTTGCTTTTTTAAAAAAACTTCTTAAACCCATTATTCTCTACCCCATCTAATATCTTGAACTGTTAATGCACTAAACTCAAAACCTTTATCGCCAGAAAAAAATCGTTGTTGTGAATTATCACTTGATCTACGACCAGACACTTTTTCAAAATTACCCCAATGTGAAGTAATAGATAAACCTATACCAGCAGTTTGAGTGTCATCTTCTATTGAATATTGATCTATAAAACCTTCGTATAATAAAAAAGGATCAGCAATTAATGCGTTAGAACTATCTAAAAAACCTCTGTATATTTGCACCGTATCATTAATAATATTTTCATTTAACGCTACAGATATATAAGTTTGTTCCACACCAGATAAACTTAAATTAAGTGAATTTTTAATTGGCTCTGAACCTTCTTGCGTATTACCAATGCCAAGAATATGACCGCTTGCTGTGTATGTTTGTGGACTTCCAGAAATGCTAGATGTTAAATCAAAGCTACAATCGGTTAAATATACAGGAGTAGAAAAGTTTAAATGAATTAAATGGACAGGATTAATGTTTCCTGTTGCCAATTCTGTTTTGACAGCACTTGTTAATCCTCTTGCCATTAGATACTCTCAATAACATCAAATTCAAAACTAAATAATAAACTTCCAGAACTATCAACTTGATTTGTTTGGAACTCTTGCACATCACTATACGCTGTCATAAACTGTACCTTCATCATTTGCTAAAGCTGTTGTTAATGGTGGTTCTATTGTTAGCGTTGACGCATTAGAACTTGGCGTTACATCTTCAACAATCATATAAACTTTTGAATGACCAGCAAACTTTATAAGATCGCCAGCTTTAAAAGAACCAGCAGTATCGCCAGCATGACCATCAACAGCGATTGTAGTATCGCCAACAGCATGAACTCCATTTACTAATACTGTACCTGTTTCACTTCCTTGAGCATTTAAATAGCTAGGGAACGTGATAGTGAAATCTTCTTTTTGTGATCGTTGTTTTATGATGAACGCTTGTATTGGTGTGAAGTCTGATCGTGTTTTTAATGGATAAGAAACAGTAAACGACCAACGTTGTCCGTCTATTTGTCTACGAAATGTTTTACCACTATCTGTTGTTGAAACTAATGTGCGTTGCTCACTCTTAAAATTAATAGCGTTAAAATCTACACTTGGTAATGCCCCACTCATACTATTGCCTGTCTGCCTGTTTCATTTACAGCACTATTAATCATATTTACGATTACACCTCTACTATTAGTTAATAATTCATTAAATCCAC